ACGTGGGAAACCTGTCCTTCTCTATCTTGCGGTGCTTCACCTCAACGAAGAACTTCAGTTCGGCACCAGAACCGGCGTGGCTCAGTGCCATGAAGTCAACGTGGTAGAAGGGCCTTGTCTTCTTCAGCACGCAGCCCCACCGGTCTTCCAGAACCGCGGCAAAAGACTTCTCTTTCTTACGGTCGTCCGAACTCTCGTACACCGGCCTTCTTGGCATCGTCACGGTACTCTGGGACAAGTGGCATGGACACGGCCATTCGCAGGTACTCAATCGACTCCGGGGTCCCCGGCACGCTGGAGAAGTATCTCTCCCACGCAGCCTCCACCATCCGCTCAAACTTCCTGTTCGTTATCTTCCTTGGACTTGACAAGATGCGAGCCTCTCGTAGACGGCACGGAACTGGTTATACAGCTTCCCGCTGTTAAACTCAGTCATATCGCATACGTTTCTCCACCCGACCTGTTCAAGCGGCTCCATGACACTTGCCGGTATGGCGGACCTAGCCTCCATAACCCCCATTGTCCCGAACTCCCTGATGGCCGAGCGGGCCTGAGTCCACGCCTCTTCTGCGGAAACGGTCAGCTTGAACGGGGTCCACTCTTCCCTGTCGTCCTCCCATCTCTCTTGGTTGAACCAAGTCGCTGGGTAAGGTGTGTACTGTCGGTCTTGGCCTTCTCTGGCGGCGGCATACTCTGTAACCGCCTCCATTAGGACCTCAAAGCCCTCTTTACGCAAGGCCCGTTTTATTGCCCTGACGGCCGCGCCCCTAGCCACCTTCCTAGGGTACGCCTTGTAAAGCGCGACGGCCTGTTCCTCGATGTTCATCACTTTCTCCTTTTGTGGCTCATCTTCTTCACCCGCTTCTTCCCAGCGTCCTTGGTCCTAGGAAAAGACCGGTTCTTGGAAGGTGATTGTGTAGTGAGGTTGGACAGGCTGTTGTTGTTCGCATTCCCGTCCTTGTGGTGTACGTCTTTACCCTCGACGTTCACCCCAGAGTTCTCCAGCTTTCGTCTTGCCCTGTTGCGAGCGGCCCGCTTCTCCTTCACTGAAGCCTTGCCGTCATACTTCCGCTCTTTCTTGTAATTACGACCCATGACGTTTCCTTATTGGCTTTAGAAAGTAGTGGCCCACGAAGCCACCGATCCTCTTCATCCCCAGCCTCTTCCGCAGCAGGTTCTCCAGATTCGTCAGGGGGCAGTCCAGCACCTTTGAGAAGACCAGTAGAAGAATCAGGGACATGATGGGGACGGCCACGTACCAAGGCTCGAGGAACGGGACCACGAAGAAGGCCAGCACGTTGGCCCCGACAATGTAGCTGTGGAACAGGACCAAGCTGCCAAGCAAAATACGGTCACTCATCTTGCCAACTCCCCACGCAAAATGTCGATCCCGCCCACGATCACCACGATCATCCCGACCAGCACGATGTCACTCATCCGGCCACTCCTCGCACATGTCAAACCATAGGTTGATCCCTCCCTGCGTGCTGAAGTGCATGGCCACGAGCTTGCACTCAGGGCACTCCACTCCGCTGAACAGGTGGCCAGCAACGGCCATGTAGTTTTCTCTGATGATAGGCATCACCCCACAGTCGGGACACTCAGGCAGCGGCTCCATGGTACAACGCGGCCTATCGGGGACACTTACCAATCCCCCATATCGTAGCATTGTCTGTCTGCTGGCTACGTGTTTGTAGCTTGTGTCCCCCGAGGATGTCGGCCAGACATTGCCTCGATTTTCACGCCCCCAGCATCCGGTTTGCGATTCCGGTCGGGTAACAGACCCATGTAGGCACACAGGCGATGAAGCTGAACCGCCCTCACTGTTTTACAGCCTCGAATTTCCCACATGGTTGCCACAATTTCGCCTCAACAAAGGGGCTTCCCTGCCCCGATGCGCCATCCTTGGCTAAAACCGCTACGCCCGACTTGAACGGGCTGGCGACCGTGGACGCGGTAACGGTTAGGGGTCACTACTCCCCTGTCCCACGAAAGGAGGACTCTATTAGAACGGAGTTTCCTCGTCCGTTGTAGTGGCAGCAGTGGCCTTCTTGGCCTTGCTGGGCTTGTACATCCGGTCCAGCTTGGCCGCGATGCTGTTGTCGTTGGCAATGGTGGACAGGGCTTCACCCCTGAACGGGAACTCGAAAGTGTCCCAGACCTTGCCGTCTTCAGTTTCGTGGTGCTTGTTGACTAGGGTAATCGTCTTACCCGTCAGGTCACACTCACCCCCCGGCTCAAGGTCCTTGTACTTCCCGTCCCACCCAAGATCCGTGAGGTACTCCGAGGAACGCTCCACGTTGGAGTCACTGTTCATCCACAGCTTCACGGTTCTAGTGAACTTGGCGTCCACGGTGAACTCACCACCGTCAGCCCCGTAATACTTGTGAGGGAGAACCTCAATGCCAAAGTACGGAGTCTGCTTCTCGCCAGCGGTTCCGAACCCCTGACCCATAATCGTGCAATCGTACGTGCCTTCGTTGTATGAACTCATACCTGCTCCCTAGCCTCCACAATAGCGTTCTTCAAATTTGACCAAGCCTCTGCACCACTATCGCCACCCTCGATCTCCATCGGGAGGCCGAATCTGTTCTTGGCGTCGAATGCTGCTGAGTGCTGTGTGTGGATGACCCTAGCGTGGCCACCCTTCCCTTTGGCCCTTAGGCCAGACTCGTCAACGTCGATCCAGTAGTTGAAGAACAACACTGCATCGCACCATCGGTGGGTCAGCGACCACGTCTTGTGATGCAGGTCAACCGTGAACCGGTCGTAGTCTGCACCGATAGGGTTTCGGTACGGGGCGATCTTGGTGTGGCCCAGAAGGTTAACACCCATACCTGCCTCGTCTCGGATTCTGTCGTGAGCGTTTATGAACTCCCTCCAGTCACTCAATGAGACCTCAAATCCCCTGTTGAAACCCAAAAATCCCTTCTCAGACCAATCGCCAGAGAACTCCCTGTTGCACACGCTCTCGTGCATCACCCGCTCGGCACACGAGATAGTGTCGATCACAAGGAACTTGTACTCATGCTCTTCAGTTGCAAGCTCCTCGACCATCCCCATCATGTCACCAAACGTCTTAGCTGGTGGCAGGACCGGAAGATCAACGGGTACAGACCCACTTGACTTCAACAAGTCCCACGTGTCTTCCTGCCCAAAGGGCATGACCACACTCTTGGGGATGTTGCCAGCCAATGATGACTTGCCAACTCCTGCTGGCCCAACAATCACCATGGCAGGTGGCCTCTTCTCCACATCCTTGCGGATGTTCTTCAGCCAGTTGGTCTTTGTTTTAGTCCCTGTTGTCATCGCCGCTCCTTTCGTAACCGGAAACTGCTGCCCACCACGCATCCATTGCGTTGTGCCATACGTTTCCAAAAAACAATGCGGGTTTCTCTTCTTCCCTGACCCGCTCTAATCCCATTTCATACCTGTAGTGATGCTTCGTCGGGCATAGCTGAAAGCACTTGGCCCTGCTGTTTGTCAGCAGGAGCCTGTTGCCCACGGGTGAAGCCTCCCCGTCCAGTTCTGGGTGTACGTCACCCAAATGGCTCCAGTGTTCACTGCTTGGATCATCGTGCATTGAGCATATCCCAAGGTACTCGCACGGCGTGTTCCACATCATGCAGCCTGAAGGGTTGTACGGAGTTGACCCCGTATCCTTGGTTCTCTTCATCGTGCGAGTCATGTCCTCCGAAACTTGCCAGAGGGACTTGTTGTACTGCTCAAGCTCGTCAGTGGTGAGGGCCAGACTTCTGCGTTGGAAGTACCGGTCCCTGTTTTCCATGATGTGCTTGAGCAGTCTGATGAAGTACATCTCCATGTTCTCTCTCTCAAGACCCAGCAGGTCACCCAAGGTCTTGTCGCTGACCTCCGTCCCTAGGTATTCGCCAGTTGACCTCGTGCTTTCCCTCTGGGCGTTGCTGATCTTGATGGGCTTCGTCGTGGGCTTCTTGACGACATCCCAAGTGACGCCCCTGAGGGGGATCCCGTTGGAGAACATCAGGATCTCGTAGTGCCTAGGCTGGCTCTCGATCCTCAGTGCCCTCCAGTAGTTGGAGTCGGGGTCACTGATGTCCAAGGATGTGGTCTTGTGGTCGACTAGGTGGTACTCGCCGTCCTTCTTGATCAGCTTGTCTATCTTGCCTGCCAGCGTCCACTTCCTACTGATTCGACCATTGGGGTCCATGTTCCTGAGTGGTGCCGTGTACACACTCTCGATCTCAACGATCTCGTAGCCGGAGTTCTCTGACTGGTACTCGGCTGCGTACCCGGTGATCAGGGCACGGCACTGGGTGGCGACCAACTCGTTGCCACCGGCCATGTCGTCGATGGCCTCGTAAGCATCCCGCAGGTAAGACATCATCCGCTTCGCCTCCTTCGTGTGTGAGG